AGGTGTATTTTGTGGTATGCCGTTTTTAAATACTGTTGTATGTACTGATTGGGTACCACGTTCCCTATATAATATATTACCGCCATAGCCACCTGCTATCCAGGTTACACTAGGCATAATAGCACTAATTAGTTTGGTGTTGTTTAAGTTATCTGTTTGCTTTGTTTTTACTTCTTGTGCAACTATTATAACTTCTTCTATATCCTCTGATAGTGCGTATGCTGTCCATAGCGGAAGGGATATTACTATTGCAAATTTAACGATATTATCGTATAAGAACTTTTCCATGATCTATTTCTCCTGTAGTGACTGATCTAGTCATAAATCTAATATAGTTAATTATACATGAAGTATATATTTTGTCAAGTATAAAAAAGAAGAAACCCCCAAATAAATGAGGGTTTCTAAAAGTGTTCAAAGTGGGAGGGTTTCGAACACTAGGGGGAACATGGGAGACCTACTTATCGCTCAGTCTCCTCATGCATGTTGACTCTACCAAAGACTTCCAATTATCAAAGTCCATCTTGGCCAAGTCAGCAATTTTAAGTACCATTCTCAAACTAAGTTCCCTGAGTCTAGTACTTTTTAAAACCATAAAGTCTATAATTTCTTTTTCAAACTCTTTGCTAAAGCCATATGGTTTCAACATACCATCTCTAACAATTTGATTAATCCTTAAAAACTTATCGCTAGTAGAGTCCATACCTAAATCAATGTAATGACATCTTGACATTAGTGCCGCTAAGTGATCTTGTATTTTCTTACTTCTAACATTTTCAAAATTTACATTGGTAATAAAGATTACACCACCTGCAAAATCAAACCTATCAGGTATTCCTTCTCTGCGAAGTGCAATAGATTCTGCCTTCCAACTAATCGTTCTCTTTTTACCAGAGTCCAAAACAGCCTTCAACATGTTCAAACATACCTCATCAAATAAGATGCTATCACAGTCATCAAATACCAGAATGTCACCTTTGTTTGAATTATTAAACAATGTTTGGTACAAACCAATTGGTGTCATTGACCCTTTTACAACTTCTGTTCTTGGTGGTTGTCCTGACAATTTTGTCATTGAGTCGTATTCATCAAGTATAGTCTCTACACCAAAACTTTTACCAACTCCTGGAGGGCCACTAACAATAAGTCCTCTTACAGTACCATTTGCTACAGCATCAGTCATTTGATCTAAAACTGCAAACCTACCAGCAATTCTATCCATTGCCTGTTGTGTAGTTTCCTTTTTCTTTTTAGTCTTCTTGACTGGCATTACTTCTTGGTATGCTTCTTTACTAGCAGATTCAACACTAAGTGGTGAGTCAACTAATATTCTAACTCTTTTAGCATTAGGTCCCATTAAAGAACTTCCATCAACAGTAACAAACGCACCTTTCTTTCCAAAGGTTAATGGTTTTACTACTGGAAATATCGCATCTTTAATAGGTGCATTACGATAGGTACCTTTTTTTATTTTAACAAAGTTTTGCATTTTTCCTCCCACGGATTAATTTAACTTATTCTACTATTATAACAAATTTTCTATATTTGTCAACCTCTATGCCGCCTCAACTTCTTTTTGTAGTTGAGGATCTTTAGAATCGAACCAACCATTAGCAACCTTATACTGACATCTGTAGTCGCTTCTAGTATTGCCTACACCAGGTGTCCATTGCTCAGCTCTGCATTTAATAGCAGAGTTCCAAAAACTCTCATCATCTGGAGTATGGTGTGTGCTACATTCCCAAGCACCATCTACATATCTAAACCTTACAGGAATTTCGTAACTCTCACAAATAGGACCTTTACCATCTCCGTCCTTACCAAGGTCTCTGATTTCCCAATCCAGGATGTACTCTTCAAATGCCTCGTTCTTGCTTTCTATAAGTTTAGTTAGGGTTGGAATACCATTAGTAACAATACTATTAATATTGTCTTCAGTAAGATCAGTTACAAAGTATGTGCAACCTCCCTTATACTTCCAATGTGCATCATCTACGCCATGTTCATAACCATCGTTATGTGCCGCATAATTTTCTCTATATTGAGTGCTTATTACTAAAGTTTGCATATTTACTCCTACCTAATTAATTAAACTATATACATAGTATAACAGATTTACTGGTATTGTCAAGTCCTAAAATTTAATATTTTCAAGTCTTTTAGAGTGCATATTTTTAAGATTTTTATTGTTATGTTCTATTTTGTCTAAATTTTCTAAATAGTATTCTTTAATAAATCTTTTACCTTTTTTTACTATATCTTTTATTTTAATCATTTTTAAATAAGAATCTGAATAGTCAAATTCAGGGCCTAGCAAGTCATCAAAAGTATGAAATCCTAAACTTTTAAGATAAGAGAGATGCCCTTTACAGGCTAATGGAATAGGTATCTGGCCAGACAGAAAAGGTTTAAATGTCTTTTCCGTAACAACCGGACTTTCTATTTCTGATTCTGTATAGATATGAGCATATGAATTATAAAAAGCAGGGTTAGTAACAGTATGATCATGCTCCATATTCATACCTTTTTCATGTTGTATGGGTAATAATTTTAAAAATTCTTTTAGATTATTTTGTTTTATAGAAGAATTATGTACCACTGGCTCCTGCTCGTGTAAAGATTGTGTGTAAAATATATCATCTAATAATTTTGCTTTCCATAAATAATAACCTAACTCTATTCTAAAATATCTAGGATAATTATTTAAAAAACTAAATCCGTAATCCCTATCTTTATTTGTAAATATATTACGATATTCTAAATTAAACATATAAGGATAACATATTTCATGAACATTGTTAGCAATTTTTTTATCGCTAATACCTAATGTTTGTATTATAAAGAAAGCATTCTGGTTAGACAACCATTCGTTTAAGTTATCATCAAATATATAAACATCTGTATTAGACAACAAAAAGTTTTTTATATCATAATTTTGTATAAAATATTCTATACGTGATTGAATTTCATTAGGTAATAAACTGGAAATACCTAGATTCATAGACTTACTTAACTCACAATTAAAATGTTTTAAAATTTTATAATCGTGACCAAATATAATCTGTGATTCTTTAAATCGAGATGTTGTAATTGTTTTATTATCTAACACTAAATGGCCCTTACAACAATGATACCATATTGATCCATTACTACGTTTTTGCAACCTATTGTATTAATAGTATTGTATACAAGATCAATCATTTTTTGAGAATTACCACATATAATTGTAAGTGGTATTTCATCTTGATTCATTAATATGAAGTTTTCAACTTTAAGATCTACGTCCTGATGTCGTACACCATGTAAATCTAATTTCATTATTCAATAACTATATCTTCCATACCTGCTGTTCGCAGTCTGGTAATGTGGCCTATTTGCCATTGTTTAGTATCTAAACCCTTCATTACACCCAAATACTTATTTCTTAATAAACTGAATTGGTTTGTTAGGTGTGTTAGATCTATTACCGATTGTTCACCATCAACAAACTTATCAGCATCTCTACTGGATAATGTTCTATTATATGACTCAAGATACTTTCTGAATGTTATAGATCGTTCTCTACGAAGTTCTATATTTAAGTGTTCGAGAATTGCTTCAATCTCTTGTAGTTGATTGAAGCGAAACTCTGTGAGACCTGGAAGGGAGGAGGAGGCTTTCTCCAAACTCCCTTTAATCTTGACTTCCCATCTTGCTTCGTTCAATTCTTTTTCGTAATACTCGATCGCCGGAACTATATTACCTAAGTCTTGAACTATGTTATTATAATGGGTAGCCATTAATTATTCCCAATCCTCATCTTCTTCATCTTCCAACCCAATGTCAAAGTGGCTGATTAATGCGGCCTTCATTACAGAATCAAATTCATTTGCATGGTCCTCTGCTTCTGAGATATCTACATGATCCTCAAAATTTCTTACCAGTTCTTCTGCAACATGAAGCCTTTCTTTTACAGGGATAAACGCCTTAATGCTATCCCATGCGTCTAATAGTAGTGCTACTTCAGGACTCATCTGTATAATCCTCCATATTAGGTTCTAATTCCTCAGGATTGATATCCTCTGGAACATCTTCTTCTACGGCCATAGGATTCATATCCCACTCATCTAAAATTACTTGTAGTTTATCATTAGTCCAACCTTTCCTGAACTCTTTGATCTCCTCACCAGTAACTGGAGAAACATAAGAAAGTTTATTACCTACTTTAGCAAGTATCTCTTTTGCTTCAAGCATTTCTACCATACCACTATAAGGGTCCATTCCTGTTTCATATGGAATCTTAATCTGCACACCTTCAAAAGGTTTGCTGTATCTTGACTTCATAACTTTACAGGCGGCTCTTATACCTTGTACTGTGGAAACTTTGTTTCCTGCTTCGTCCTCTTTTAGTTTAAGTTTTTTAATTGCTACAACAATACTTGATGCATATATAAAGCCTTGTCCGCCTGATATTTTATCGTCAGGGTCAAACATGTCTTGCGATGCATAAGTATGGTTTGTTGCTACTATTCCAATTGGATATGGTGCAATCTGGTTAACTGTGTTTCTAACTAAAGACGCCAACGCCTTAGGCTTTCTACCCATATCACCTTTCATATCACCTTTTTCAAATTGTGCTACGTCTGTAGGTGTTAATAACATTCCCAAACTATCTATAACAAATAACAATTTAGGCATATCTTCATAGTCTAAATCACCATAGTTACTCTTGTAGTCTTTCATAAACTCTGAAATCGCTTTAGCAACATCATCAATCATGCTTACACTAACTTTTAATAGTTTTTCTGGGCTTGTATCAACGTCTAATGCCTGTAGCCATTGTTCGTCTAATGCATTTTCAGAGTCAAATAATACTACTTGGCATCCTTTATCTTGTGCATTTTTTACAATGTTTCCAGAACATATAAATGATTTACCAGAACCTGATTCACCTGCAAACACACTAACTTTACCTAGTGGGATACCTCCATTGAAGTCTCCACTTATTAGGTAATCAAGTGTTTTATTACCAGTGCTGACCCAATCTCTAGGATCATGGAATCCAGCACTAATACCTGAAATGCTTTTGGTTAAACCGGTTCTGAACTTTGTTAAGTCAAATGGTTTTTGCATAATTTCTCCTTACGACTGTCTGTTTCTGATCATGTTAAGAATGTCATCTGCTGACTTCTTACCAGTATCTTCTGCAGGGGCAGTTGCTACGGGCTCAGCCGCTGGTGCTGGTGCCGGTGTCTCTACTGCTGGTGCAGTTGTTTCTGCTACTGCTGGTGCTGGTGCCGTTACAGGTGCCACACTCTCTGTTGCAGTTGCTTGAACAGTTTGAGCTGGAGCCACAGTTGCCTGTGTTTGTGTTCCAGTATCAAGTCCATAGGGTTTGTAAAACTGTCCCCATTTAGCAGGATCATATAACTCCCCATCTACTGATGCTTGGAACATTTCTGCAATAGCCTGTACGCCTTCTGCTGTTGGTTTAGCAGGAAGGAAATCGTTAAGGTTATGTAAACCATGTGTATCAATTGCCGCTAAGTTTTCTTCAGTAAGTGAACTTTCTTTTCTTGCCCATTTAGAAGTACTGTAGTCTGCATATTGACCTTTGGTTGTTTTAGATAATCTAAAGTCAGTACCTGCAACATAGTCTGTTGGAAGGTTTTCCATCTCTGGGTCCATAAGTGCTGATTTGATTATGTTAAATATTTGAGGACCAATTACAAATCTTCTAATTGGATTCTCTGGGGCAGTTTCATCTAAAGGATTTTCGTTTACAAACCCTTGGAAAATGTAACTTCTTTTTTTCCAGTACTTTCTACCCATGTCTTCAAGACTTGGATCTTTAAACCAAGGACGTACCTCAGTTAATACTGGACATGTGTCGCCAAACATTTCCATACAAGGAACTTGTACAGTTGTTGGCTTTTGATCGCCACCTACTATTCCTGGGAATGTAAGTCTGATCATTTGTCGTTCTACCCAAAAGAACGTGTTATTTGGATCGCTGTCAGGTAGGAATCGTAGTAAAGTACTACTTCCTTCGTCTATGTTCCAAAATGGGTATATTGCGTTATCGCTTTGAGCTTGGGATTTACCTTTGGAATTGCTTTCCATTGATTGTAACTTTGCTCTTATTTCTGCTAATGAGGCCATGATATTTCTCCTATATTTGCCATGTTTGTAATACCTTCTGTGTTTAGGGTATTACTATTTTTTATTATAATGCCGAGATGTAAAAAAGTCAACACCTTTTTACAACTATTGGTAAATTATTTACCAACAAATTTATTTATCTATAAAGTAATATATTACTCTATAAAACGGTCTAAAAATGCTTCGTATGATTCTTCCATACTCATTGGAGCACTCTGTACTTTGTGCTGACCTGCACTTAGTAAACAACTTTTAATCGCACCATATTCAGATTGGTTAAGTTGTCCACCATCACTTAGTTTTGTTCCTATACTTTGTAAGTAATTAGAAAGTGCTGAATCTTTAGCACTATATCCTAACTGACTTACCTGATATCCTAATTTTGCATTTGGTGTAGCAAAATCTACTAAGTCTGATTCTTTTAAATTGTTCTGTAAACCTTCAAACGATTCTTTTTGTATTGCATCTGTTATATATGTTTCAAAAGCATGTTTTTTACTTGCCATTACTTTTAAATTATCTAACACATTTGCAACTTTATCATCAAAATGCGTTTCTGTAAACTTGCTTTCTAAATCTAAGTCGTCTTGTAGTAATTCTACATTATTATAATTTGTAACTGTCTCTACTGCATTAGCATAAGTTTTAACACCACTTAATTTTTTAAAATTAGTTTTGATATCATTTATATTTTCTATTGCTAAAGATACAAATTCTTCATTTGTTTCATTTACTAATTTTGTCTTTCTTACATAGTTTACAAATTCTTTAAGTTTATTTAAATCTTTAGACATTTGTGTGATCGATTCACCTATTTCATCAAAAGTTTCTCCGCCATTATGCAAATGTCTTGCCATTGCTCTTGCGGCTGACAGATTGTTTTCTGCCATCTTAAATTTCT